TGGTTCAAAATTCTATTGGTTCTTCAACATACCAACTTATAAACTCAAAAGAAGTCATTGGCATTAACTTCAGTATCACATCAAATGAATACTATGAAAGTAAACGGTCAGATATTAGGATTGACATTGCCTTGAAAATTCAAAGCTTCTTATACGATGGCAGTAAGTATGCTGACATTGCAGGAGACATCTATAAAATTGAACGAACGTATCAGATTGGACAGTTTATTGAACTCTATTTAAGTAAATCCAGGATCAGAAAGAGTGATATCATTGATTACGCTTGATGAACTTGGAGTTGCCATTTCAAATATGGTAGAAGAGTATGCTGAAGACATTATTGGAAAACTTGAAAAGCTACTAGATGAAACGGCACAGGAAATCGTGAAGTATATCAGTACTCATGCACCAAGAAGTGGTGGTTCAAAACCATTCGCTGACTCGTTTGTTGCTGAACCAATAGGTAGTGGTGTCAACAAGACAATTGTGATCTTTTCTAATGAAAAAGGAAAGCTGACACACTTACTAGAGTTTGGTTTTACGCATCGAAGTGGGAAGTATGTAGGACCTAGACCATTCATGCGTCCAGCATATGATTTGCTTACACCGAAGATGCTAGAAGACATCAAATCGATTATTGAAAAAGGTGATAGTTAATGCAGGAAAAATTGGAAGCATTATATGATACTTTGAATTCCGTTTTACCTGGTAAGGTATCTTATGGAACCAGAGTAGGATTAGAAGACGATCCTAACTATATCATCTATCAAGAATTAAGTAATCGATCAATTGTATATGCAGATGATAGAGTAGTTGCAAAGGTAGCAACTTTTCAAGTCAGTTTAATCACTGAAAAGAAGAACTTAGGACTAGAAGAACAACTAGAAGCATCCCTTTATTTTATGGGATATGAATTTGAATTATTATCTGAATTTGTCAATGAAGACAGTTCAGTTAATAGAGTATATGAAATCAAACAGGAGGTTTTTTAAATGAGTAATAAAGTCACATTTGGTTTAACAAACGTACACTACGCACTTGCTACTCAAGCAGAAGATGGAAGTTGGACCTTTGCTACGCCTAAACGTTTAGAAGGTGCACAGGAAATTACAACGGAAGCCATCGGTGGAAGTACACAAGTGTATGCAGATGATAAGGTGATTGCAACATTAGTATCCAATTCAGGCTCTAACGTAACACTTAAATTTACGGAGATTGATGACGTGTTCAAAAAGGACATCTTTGGTGTTCTAGAAGATACAAATGGAAATCTAGTAGAAGTTGTAAATGGCGAAACAAAGACATTTGCTTTAGGCTATGAAATTCAAGGTGATATCAAAGCGAGACGAATTTGGTATTTCTTATGTACGGCTACTCCATCAGGAGATGCAAGTAAGTCGAAAGCTGATTCAATTGAGGCAAACTCAATCACGCTAAACATTACAGCAAGACCAATCGAATCCGGAGACAATCTTATTCTCAGAGTAATCGCGGGTGTGGGAGATGCAAACTATGCAGCATTCCTAACAACAGCACCAGCATTACCAACATTTATTTAAGGAGATAATCGAATATGGAAAAGACACTTAAACTTGGTGACAAGGATTATCGCCTTCATTCATCACTATTTACGATCATTGACTATCGTAATGTATTCTCAACAGAGTTATTTAGTGATATCAAGAAACTAGAAAAAACGAATATCAAAAAAGAAGATGATATATCGACTGTGATTGACACCATCTTCCGAATTATATATGTACTACATAGACCTTTCAGCAAACAATCCTATAATGACTTCTTGATGTCATTGGATTTTTCTGTACTAAGTAATCAGAGTGAACTGGAAAATCTGACGAATACGATAGGTGAAATGCTGGGTACGTTTCAAAAGGGATTCACACCCAAACTACCCACAAAGAAATGATGATGTAAACATAACAGCGAACATCATATTCAACCTTGCTCATTTAGGAATCTCTATTGAAGATACAAAGAACTTTGACATAAATACCTATTTTGAGATTGTTGAACTTGAAATGAATGTTATTACAGGGAAACAGTCATCAAAAAGAGCAACGCAAAGAGATATAGATAAATTCCTGTTATAGGAGGTGAATATTAATGGCAGAAACAGTCAAAGGACTAAATATCAAACTAACTCTTGATGGTAAAGATTTAGAAAATGAATTAAACGGAATCAAGAAAGAACTCAAGGAACAGAATAAAGACTTAAGAGCGATTAATACCAACCTTCGATACGATAGTAGCAATCTTGATTTATGGAAGCAAAAGCAAACCAAACTAAATGATATCTTGGTTCAAACCAAGAAGAAACTTGAAACTCAAAACCAGGAACTTGATCGCGCGAAAAAAGCTGTTCAAGTCGGTGATATGAGTCAAGAAGAGTTTAATAAGCTCAAACGAAACGTCCAGTACACCGAAGCAGAAATTGCTAAGATGAATGGACAGTTGGAAAAAACATCAGATAAAATCAAACAGCTAAGTAATGCTAATTTTGAAAAGATTGGTAAGCTTGGTTCGACATTAACGAAAAGTGTGACGGTACCTATTTTGGGTGCCGTTTCTGCTTTAACAGCCTTCTCAGTGAAGGCAGCATATACTGCTGATGAAATTGGAGACACAGCTGAGAAGATTGGGTTATCTGCTGAAGCCTTTCAAGAGTGGAATCATACTGCGACCATTTTAGGTGTCTCAACTGAAAGAATGGAACGTGCGTTTGTTAAGGTAAATGGTATTCTTGGTGAAATTGCAACAGGTAATGGCGATAAGTATGCTGAAAGTTTAGCACTTATAGGATTATCACTTGATGATTTAGAAGGAAAAAATACAGATGAAGCATTCAATCTAATTCGAGATGCTTTAAGTGAAGTAGAAGATGAAGCTGTACGACTTGGTGTAGCTAATGATTTACTAAGTGAAAGAGTTGCAGCTGATATCATTCCGGTGTTAACTCAAGAAGCATCTACAATAAATGATTTAAGAAATGAAGCTAGAGAACTTGGTATTGTTACAAATGAACAAGCAGCTCAAGCGGGTGAGTTTACCGATGCACTAGATCGCACAAAACAAGCTGTATCAAGTTTAGGTATTGATCTAGCAAGTACACTGTTACCAGTTATCCAGGAACTGATCATCAAAGTCAGAGACAATGTAATTCCTACATTGAAAGACTGGATTGATAAATGGAATAATATGGATTCAGGTACAAAGAAAATTATTGCTACTTTGACTGGACTCGTAGCTGCAATAGGACCAGTGTTATCTGTTGTAGGTAAAGTGGGACCATTATTAAATATGGCATCAATCGGATTAAAAGCAGTAGGGACATCAGGAATATTTGCAGGAGTTGGGATTAATGCTGCTACTTTAGGTATAGGAGCTCTTATTGCAATATTGGCTATGGCTTTATTTCAAAGCGAAGAGTTTCGAGCGTTACTTAGTAGGCTCATGGAAACCTTCATGCAATTACTTCCACCAATTCTAGCGATAGTAGATTCTTTATTGACTGCTTTACAACCAATCCTGGATGTAATTATCAACTTGATCGTTATGTTACTAGATATACTTACACCAATCTTGGAGATTATCCTTGAACCATTGATTATGCAGATTGAGATGTTTGCTCAAATATTGACTATCTTAGCACCGTTAATAACAACTATAGGTGAAGTATTAAATGCTATTTTAGTTCCAGCCATTGAAGTACTGATGTTTGTATTGGAACCAGTATTGAATATTCTTAAAAAGATTGTTGAATTTATTCAGAAGATATTCGAGTGGATTGGTGATTTACCATCGAAAATAGGTGATTTTGGTGGCAAAGTGAAAGATGTCTTTGGAAATGTTACTGAAGGGATATCAAATATAGCTAATAAAGTGACAGATGGTATCAGTAATTTCGCATCAAATGCAGCCGATAAAGTAAGTGGATTCTTCGGTGGAGTAGGTGATTTCTTTTCAGATACATTTAACTTGAAAGGATCCAGTACGGTAAATAACTCTAACTCCAACTCATCAACAAAAAACACTAATAATATCACGATCAATACAACTTCACCAACCTTTGATATTGACTCTATTAATAAGGCATTGGGAGGTAGTGTGATATGATAAGACAATTTTATTTGGAAAATGAATACGGTGATATTTATTACTTTAATCATAGAAACCAAACCA